CTCGTAGCTGTCAATAGTTACCGAAGCATCTACTCCCGTGGTTGGTGGATTGAGTGCGGTGATGTTTGTCCCGGTACTGATGCTGTTATCATTCTCATTCAGTTCAGGAATGACCATGTTCGGGTCGATGGTTAGCGTGAATACGCAATTGCCTATCTGATTGTTTGGCAAACCGAATGGTGTTTGCATGGTGGTTACTTGCTGACCTTTTGGAATGGTCACGCTGCCAGTGTAGAAAGTGAACACGCTGCCATCAGGACGCTTGAAAAGCAAGTTGATGGTAGTGGTTATATCCTTGTCATAAACTCTGTCTACGTTCACGCTATACACCACGTTGATGGATGTGCCTTGTACTGCGTTAGCAGGTGTGCTAATTGTACCAAATAGATTGTATTCAGGAGTTGGCACGGGTACAGGGTCACCGCCTTGCATCGTCTTTGCAATGGTCACAGCTGAGAACATATCTACAATACCATATCCAAGTTCAGCACTCTTACCATTTGCATCGTACACATACCCGCCCGTTTTGCGTGCAGCTTGACGCAGTACGTCTGTTACTTGCGCCTCAGTCAGTGCGGGATTAGCAAGCAAAACGTTTGCAGCAATTGCAGCCATGACGGGGCATGAGCATGATGTTCCGCTGAAGTTGGTGTAGTTGCTTGTTGCGTTGTAACCAAACGCACCCGTGCGGTCAACAGTTGGACAGCCTACACCGGGAGTAGATGCAAATGTTTTCGGCCCGTAGTTGCTGAAGTTTGCACGTGTGTTGGATACGGTTGTTGCACCAACAGCATGCACCATCGGGTAGATAGCAGGTGCTTGTGTAAAGTTAGGATTGTTCTGGTTACCACTTGAAGCAAAGATTGGTATACCCTTACCACCACGACCCGTGGTCTTTGCCGCTGTGAGTGCGTTTTGGAATAGTGGGTAGCTTGTTGGACCACCACCGCCCCAACTCATCGAGATAGCAAGACACGCAGGGTTAGCTATTGCCTTGTTGATTGCACGGGTTATAATCAAATCGGAAGTACTAAACCCCCCACCTGCTGTGCTACCATATCCGATGTGCAGGAATTGCACCTTGAGTTTGTTGTTTCCTAATGAGGAAACTCCTATGTTGTTATCCGTGGCTGCACATATCAAACCGCTGCATGGTGTACCGTGTCTTTCGAACTCAGTAACTGGGTTTACATCTGCTGCATCTGTTACGCAATTCCACGATGTGCTGCTAATGCGACCTGCTAAATCTTCGTGATTCACCTCGCATGCAATATCGAGTACTGCAACTTCACCATAGGCCGCACCATCAATCAATCCCCACGCTTCTCTTGCCTTTACGTTTGGCAAGTGCCATTGACCATCGTAGGTGTACGCATCTGCATCCGTTTGGAATGGTTGTATGTAGTCAGGTTCTACGCTCGTGAATAGTTTGCTATTCATGAGTGCAGTGTAGAAATCATCAAACGATGCAAACGCAGGAACCTCCACGAACATCGTGTTGGTTAGCGGGAAAGTTTCAGTGATCACTACCTTCATGCCTTGCAAGTAAGCTTGTGCTGCACCAAAATCAGGAGCAACAAGAATAGCCATGCCCGAAGGAATGTTATCGAGTGATGCGTCTACTTGGTATGCCTGCGATACTTTGGTAGAATCAGGAGTAACCGGTGAAACATCTTCGAACACGATGATACCAAAAGGCTCATGCACTGCACGAACATTCGGCTTGTTTTTGTTTTTGTCAAAAGACTTCTTGTCTTTAAACTTGACAGCATTTATTTTCATTTGTTGGGGTTTACACTGCTTAAAAGATTGTCCAACTCCAGCACCAATTCCGCTTCGTAATTCTTCACACCACTCATGGCTACGCCTACCTCGTTAAAGAAGCCTTCAATGCTATAACCACGCACCTTACCTTCTTTCACATCATTCCACACGTGGTCTTCATCGACCTTAGTACCAATGAACCATGTACCATCGGGTAACTCAGGCAGTCCGAGCTGCATTGATTTGTCCATCTTGCCTTCCTTAATCCATGACTCAACCACGGTAACACCCGTCACTGGTATTTCGTGCTGCAAGTTGGTGGTGTGTTGCAGATTCTTTTTGAAGAACTGATGTGCAATAGCACTTACCGTTGCCTTTTCAAAAAACACATAGTATGGTTCGCCTTTGTCATCATAGCGAAGTATCTCTTTATCCGGAATGAGTGCAGGGCCGTATAGCATTCTGCGCTCGTCATCCACTTTTGCAAGCTGCATCTTGCTTAGTGCAATCCAGTTCTCTTCGATTGCAGGGCTATCCACTAAGCCCATTGCAGTAATACCCAATCGACCTTCTTCATCGATTACACACTTAACGATTTTTCTTTTTTCCATGATTCAAAAATATATTAGATTATCCGATTCTTGCTAAGTCCTCAACCTTTTGTCTTACTTCTTGTTGACTTGCTACATCACCTGCAAGGACAAACGCACGGGGCGTAAGTTGCTCTGGTCGTTCTTGTAGGAAAGATGCAGCGAGTGGGTTAAACTGAGCAGGTTGTGTTGCAACATCACCACCGCCCGTTGATGGAACAGATACGTTGGTATCTCCACCACTACTACCACCACCGCCAAACTCTTGATTTTTGATTTTAATAATTTGAGCAGCACCTAATGCAGCGGCTATGGCTGCTTCAACGAATTGCGCACCGGTAGCAAGTTTGATTGGATTACCTCCTGCGGTCAATGCACCCGTAACAGCCGATGCTGTTTGAACGGTTGCCGCACCAATTGCAAGTGCTTTGTCAGTCTTAAACTTTTTGCGTGCATCTCGTTCGCCTTTCTTCGCAGATGCATCACTGAACGCTTGCAATACTTGCAATGCACCTTGTGCCAACTGCAAACCTTTTTCGGCACTAATGCTCTTAATGGTTATTTCATCATCCGCACTCTTTTGCTGTATGCCTTTAAGTTCTTCTGCTAACCTTTTCTGCAATGCAGTAGTATCCTTACCTGCTGCATCTGCCTTTGCAAATAGCCTTTCGTAGCGTTGTGTGATTCGTAATTCTTCTTGTTCACCTTTGCTCAGTGATGCTGCATAAGCTTCATCTTCTGCGGCAAACTTTTCATTATTTAACGCTTGTAGATCTGCAAAGAAATCATCTTCTAATGCCTTACGTTTATCTGCTTCAGCTTGTGCATTCGCTGTGCGCTGTGCTTCCAGTGCTGCGAGTTCAGCATTTAGTTGCTGTTGCAGTTCAATCGTGTCTTTACCTGCGGCATCGGCTGCGGCAAATAACGCTTCGTACTTCTGCACGATGGCAAGTTCTTCTTGTTCTGCCTTAGTCAGTGAATCCTCAAAACGCTCATCCTCAAGTTCAGCAAGTTTCTTATAATATTCATCAACCTTTTGCGCTTCCTTTTCAAGGTTGGCTGCTTCTTGAGCAAGTGCCTTTTCATCTGCTGCCTTCTTATCTGCTGCCGCCTTTTCCCTGCGTGCCTTGTCCTTTGCTTCTTGTTGATTGAGTATCGCATCACGTTGGTTGTTCAAGGACACTAAACTTTTCTTAGTATCTGCAACAATCTTCGCTTGGTCTTTACGTTCTTGCTCCGGGTCGAATATCTTCTTTACAATAAAGTTGTTTACGTCTTCAAATACACCCGTAACATCTATCTTCTCAATACCCAATCCTAACTTATTGAGTATATCAATTGAGCCATTAACAAACCCTTCAAAGAATTCTGCAAGCTTGCGCTGTGGGAATGTAACAAAGTCGAGGAACGTCTTTAAGTATTCAGCATTACGTTCTGCTGCTTTTATCTGTGCCTCTGCTTGTATCTGTGTCGTTTCAACTACTGCTTGTTGTTCAAGTATGGCAGTGTCTAAAGCTTGCAACTTGAGGTCGGTAATTTCCTTTTCGGTTAAACCTTGACGCTTTAGCGTTTCTTCCTGTTGACCTATTAGGTCTACTTGTTCTTTCGCAAGTGCAGCACGTTCCTTCTGTACATCCAGTGCTTTGGTTTCTGCATCGGTTACACCATCAACAAGCGATAGCAATTCTTCAGCGTAAACGATTGCACCTGCAATGGCTGCACCAATCAAAAAGATAGGGTTAGTTAGTAACGCCTTACCTACCGAAGCAAACGCACTACCTATGCTAGATATACCTTTGGCAATATCACCCGGCTTAATCTGCGTAATGTTTTGTGCAAGTAGCTTTGCACCTTCGGCTGCACCTTCAAAGTCAAGTGATGCAATACGTGAGGTAACAAGTCCAAGTGATCCACTAACACGCTCGAACGCACCACCTGCTTGTGTCCCTACTGCTTGCGCTGCATCCTGAATCTTATCTTTCAGTTCCCCCGCTGCTTGTGATAACTCACGATACTTTGCACTATCGGGTTCAGTGTTTGCAAGTTGAGCCTGTAACTCACGCAACTGCGCCTTGAGTGACTTGCTCGATGCTACTACTTCCTGCTCAGCAGCGGCTACATTCTCAAAGGATTGCGCACCTTGATTGATTGCAGCATCTGTTGCATTGATTTGAACGTTTAACTCCTTGAGGTTTTGTTCACTCTCAGTGGTGTCAATTACGAAACTCCGAACGATAGGCTCTGCCATTAGTATATTAGTTTAGATAGTAAATAGATTAGTCCGAAAAACAAGACGGTGCGCCACACATAAAGCGTGATGTACCATACCCACCGCTGCCATGGGCGAAGTTGAAAGTTATGCTTACTTGTTGGTGCGATGCCCAGCTGCAAATAGCGCATTGAGTTTTTAATTGAATCCATTATGATATTTTGCTTTGTTGGTATTGTAATGATGCGGTTGTAATGATATTCACGGGATAAGTACCACCACCACCTACGGTTAAAAATAGTCTATGTTGAGTTGCAACCGCCACATTCACACCAATAGTAAACGTGAAGGCTGTGGTGTTTACCGTATTCAATGCTGTGATTGCACTTACAGCAGCTACCCCACCTACCTTAGTTAGCGCAAAGGAATATTGACCCGTTGCATAAGTACCTGCGTTAGTATCCCACACGGTTACATTCAATAAGCAAGACCACAACGTATCGTTTGAAAGCTCGATGTGTTCATTTGTTACGCCTTCAACATAATAAAACGCATTGCCTGCTGATGGATATGAATCTTTCCTATGCAAGATAACCGTGCCTGATTGCGCCCATCCCTGCTCTATAATGATATTACCATCACGATACCCACCGCCCAAATGCAATCCCGGTAAATTGGTATAAACGTTCTTGCCAAGTAGGTTGCTGCCATTAACATTTTTAGTTAAAGTCAAATCCCTACCAACCGCAAGCATGTTGGAATTGTTGATATCAATAGCCATATCTTGACCATTGATTACTGAGTTTACTACGGCACGTGTTTGCACAGCTACCTTAGTCACACGTGGTGAAGGGTTAGTCTTACCTCCATTAGTACCACTCACGGGTCGGTCACCCGTAGGTGTGAATGCCCAGCATATCGCTTCGCCTTCATCCCAATTGTAGCCATAACGTGAGCAACAATCTTGCGTAGGTGTAACAGCATCACCATTTGCATCGACAAAGTTAACCTGCCCGTTCACACTAATGGTCGATGGTGTACCCGTGCAGTCTTCAGTATCTTCTAAGAACTTAATGAGTTTAACCGATGTGCTTTCATAATTGCCCACCTTGTAATCGTTAATCTCAAGGATGCGCCAGTAGCTATCTTGTATCCATATCTTATCTGCAAAACTGAAGGTCAAAATATCTTTTAGATCAAGCGCAAAAGAAGCCTCCATGATGCGAGCTTCAGGCGAGTAAAGCGCATTCATGTATGAACGCCAAAACTTATTGAACAGATTGTTATATGGATTGGTAATGATTGAATGCGGCGGTACTTCAGGAGCCCAATTCAAATCCTCATCGTCAATATCCGCAAGAACCTGCGAGTAGTTGTTTAGCACTGGCACTGCTGTAAGTGCGGATGCAAGTGTTCCGTCATTGAACAGCTGAACGTTTACCGTACCCGCTTCAAACAAACATCTGCTTCCGGGTGTAACAAACTCCAATGCATCGTTGATGAACATGGGCATGACGTAACCGCTACCCCTAACCACTCCCGCAGGTGTGCTTTGTGTGGTCAGTTGTATCTTTTGATTGCCCGTAAGGAAGTCACTTGGTGAAGTATCAGGATTGATGGTGTAACCTACCGCCTCGTAGTCACCATACACACGATTAACGTTCTTGTATTGCTTGCTTAGTACGTCTTCACCTGCTGTATAGGTAAACTGAAAAGTTGATTTTTGCAATTCAACCGTGCTATACATCACCATATCTTTTGAGATATCCATCTTTCGTGTCCAGTCAAGTGTATTACCGCTGCCTAAATAATCATTTTGAGGTACGATTGAAAGCTTCAGTGGGTTTGTTCTATCGGGAATGATAGCGCAGTTGTGCATCTTCAGCACATCATTGACAAAATCCATCTGCTTTACATCGGGTGCGTTCAGATTGTAGTAAATACCCTGGTCATAGTTGAACTCAGTTTTGATAAGTTCAAAGATGGATGTATTGAAAGTACCATCACCCGCAACAAGTGTAACTACGTTTGCTGGTGCAGCATTATTCTTTTTAATCTTGAGTTGCACGTTGCTTCCTGCATCAATACCGATGCGGAATGTGAAGTCAATAATAGCGTTGTTGAATACATTAAAGTCCTCAAGGAAAATCAAATCACCATCGATATCCAAGAAGTAAGATACACTATCGACTTGTCCTGAAACGGTAAACTTGTTTACAAAATGGAATGTGTAGTATCCATTTGTCGGTGTTACGTAAGTAAATGTGCCAGGATTAAAATCACCACCATTATCAAATACTTCCGTATTGATAGGAATGGTTGTGGCGTTTACTGCAATCACTTGCGTTGCGCTGTTGTACGCACGAAAGAATTCATTGTTGAATGAATCAGTACCAATTAAATTGCGCTGCACACACCATGGCATCCAGTAGTTGGTCATGATGTTCTCAAGTGTTCCTGCCTCAAGTTCAAAACCTGCATCGGAAATGATGTTGCTGAACAAGTACCACCAATTAAGTGCGGGTGTAAGGTCGGAAGCAAAGACGGGCGCAGTATCTGTGAGCAATGATCGTGTGTTTGCTTCACCGCCTTCGCTCCACAACTGTCCTCTGTCAAGTATTGTCCAAATACGTTCAGCACTTGGGTTTGTTACGTTGCTGTATTGTACTACTTCATTTAGGTTAGGCAGGTCGGTAATATCTTGCAGCTTCTTTTCGCCTATCTTCTTTACAAGGTCAGGCGTTTCAGCGTAGAACGCAAGCTCCACCTCGTTAATCTTGCCCTGCTGTCTGTACACTTTACGCACACGCAAGTAACCCGATGCAATGGGCAGCGTGTCTACTCTGATTTCAGCAGGTAGTTTGTAGTGAAAGAAGTTGGCTGTACCTGCATCCACGTTTACATCAAACAATGCGCCTAATGCTTCCTGATTGCGGTCGCTAAATGGTACTCTAAACTCACGGCTAAACGCACCTAATGATTGAAAGTTGTTCAGGTCGGTGAATCTCCATGTTTGCGAGATGCTTTCGTTCTCGAATAAATCTAAATACTTTTCAGTTACCGATGGCACAGCTGCCATGTAATTGAAATTTGGTAGGTCAGCACCACCAACGTTAAAGTTCCAAGGAAATGTTGTAAATATCTGAGTGTTATTTGGACTGACGTATGATAATGCGGGATTATTAATGTCTACCCCTGTGATATAATAAGTACCTAAATCACCATAAGTTAGGCTTTGTATTTGCACATACCCACCTACGTATGCACTCATATCATTAGGATAACTAAAAACCTGTTGCGGGTTTACGCTATCATTAATTACACCCGATTCAGTTGCGGTTACAATACCACTTGGTGCTGTGCCAGCTACTCTAACTATAAGTTGTACCTCTCCATTCATGTTACGTCCAGTATTCGTTTGCGATTCTAAATTTGATTGTCACGTTGTATAGCTTACCATCACGCAGCTTGCGCTCTACATATGATGTATCATCGATATTAACTGGTATCTCAATCGGTTTGCCTTGGTCACTGGATAGCCATGTGACCTGATTGCTGACCATAAGCGAACGTAGTAATGTAAATTCCCCTTCACTGATGTAGTCACTTGTTGCTGTTATTACCTGCTCAACAAGGCTGCGCCTATCCGTTTTACCACGATCGTTGGTGCTGAAGATTGTCGGCCCACCATTGAACAATACTTGTCTGTATTGCTTTCGCTGTATCTCGTTAGTCTTTTCTGACTTTTTTATAAAGTTAAAATAGTCCCAACCGCCACGGCTATTTACCCAGCCCAAACGGATGTTATCCCAATGGCAATCCGATTGACCATAGGCTTTGGCATTGTAGAACACATACGATTCGCTTACTTGCCCTTTAGATGCATTAAGCACCACCACTTGGTAGTATCTCCAATTAGGAAATAGTGAAGGTTTTACGCTTAGTCCCGTCCAATCGTTAAGGTTTGCAGGGTACACTGGCAATGCTTCAATATCGTATCCATTCAGTGGTATGTTTTGCGATGTTGGTACACCTGTGCTTGATAGTATCTGAATAAGAATTTCATGCGCTGCGTTGTTGCTCAAATAGGTATCGTTACCAGGTATGCACAGCACGCCGTAGTCGGATTCAAATACAGGAATCATTACGTTGTTATTCGTAGTCAAGAATGTTGCAGCCAAAGGCCAATTGTTAGTGCCTACGATGCGGTCACTCATTGCATACGATGTGGTATTTGTCAAGGAATACTTGACAGCTGCGTTTCCACTTTCAGGTGATGGCTTATAACCGTCCTTAACTTGATAGTATCCATTAATGATGATTCCATTTTCACCATTGACCTCACTGCCTTCATTTAATGTTAGCACTCCATTGACTATCCACCATTCACTAAGTGTAAAATCATATGTGATTTTGCTCGCATCGTTTTGCGTATTGTCAGTATCAAGGTGGTAATTAAGTGGCTCGCTGTTGCGCATATCATTAACCAAGGATTGCATATCAAAATACAACCTGTCATCGGGTGCAGCAGGTACAAAGAAGTTATACGGCAATCCGTTCAAATTGATTTGCACACCATAGCGAAAGCCTGGTTGTGCTGCCTCGTCACTTATCGCCACGATCATTAGCTTTTGCCCACGTACCGCCCACGGGTAGGGCTGGTCATTGATTGTAATTGCCATTTATCTTTTGTTTAATAAGAACCTTTGTTCAACTCCTTTTACATAGGCAGTAATTAGCTGCTCTTTATATTCATCCCACGTGTCATTAACCGCATCTTGGTAATAGTGGATACCTTCAATACCATTCTTGCCAATACTTTTAGCTATGGCAAATGCAGCACTCTTTATGTTGCTTTCAGTTGCTTTGATAAATTCGCCCTGCCGATTACGTAGCTTTAATGGTTTCAATTTTATCCAGTCCTCGATTGCTTTCACGGGAGGCATCTTTGCACCGGGTCTTCTACCATCTTCAATTACATCTGCATATTTACCCGCTGCATCATTGTCAACAGTGAAATCTATCGTTGGTTTGTTGTAACGGAACTTGAGTTTGTACACAAGTGAGTTGAGCAAATTGCCCGATGCAACACGATTCACGATTTTACCACGCACCCTACGCTTAATGCGCAGGTTTGACTTCGCACGCTCCACTACTGCGGCAGCATACTCATTCAGCATATTTTCAAAGTCATCAGACAATGCCTAATAGTTTTTTTATTTGTTCTAATTCACTTTTGCTTGCGGATAAAACAGCCTTTAATGCTGTGCCTACTTCTATTGTTGGGTCTTCAAGTACAATATATTTTGTGATTAATATATCATTCTCATCAAACTCACTGACAGTCCAAGAATCTCTGCCATCGCCTTGTAATTTATATTCATATTCCTTTCTCATGTTCTTTCAAAATATAAGGTAAATACTAATTGTGCTCCCGTTGGATTTGTTAACCATGCTGGAGTAACCCATTTTATCGTTATTTCATCATTTGCCGCAATACTTTGATTAAGTCCTGTAACCACATATGAAGTAGAAGTAAACGGAGCACCAGTAAATACTACCGCATTGGACAGCAGTACGTCAGTAGTATTGTTAATACGTACATATAATGTTGATGCTTCATTACTTGCATTTATTGTTTGATTATTAGCCATAATTTGAGCACCTACCAATTTGCAGGCAAAGGCCATTTTATTATCCCATAAGGTTGCTACTGTGCTTAAACTTAATGTACCTTCACCTATATAATAAGTTGTACTATCTGCCGGAGCAAATGGGCCTGCTCCAAAACGAATTGTAAAAGTATCCTTCTTGTTGTCTAGCTGCGTTTGAATTGCACTTGTCACGCCGTTTAAATACCCAAACTCTGTATTGCTTACGGCTCCACTTCCGATGTTTGCTGCGTCAATACCTGTAGGCATATCACCTGATGCAAGAGATGCACCCGCTGTAACTAATCCTTTGCTATCATAGGTAATCTTAGTAGCCGTTGCGCCCGTTATGAGCGCATTACCTGTTAGCTTACCATTGAATGTTGACCAATCAGCGCTACTCAATGCACCACGATTTGCCGCACTGGCAGTAGGCAGGTTGAACGTGTGTGTACTTCCTGTGCTACTTATTGCAAAGTCAGTTCCTGCTGTGCCCGTTGCAAGGTTTTGAACCTGCGATGTAAGACCATTGATTGCATTGATGCCAGTGCTAAGCGTGGTTATTACTTGACACAAGTGCGAATTCTCTGTGTGCAATACTAACGTGCGACCTGAAGTGGTAACAAAGACACGCAAGGCTAGCCTATCCGTAAGAGCCATTGTTGTGGCAGGTACTGCAAGTGCTGTAAAGTATGCATCGATTACAGTCCCTTGTGTTATGCCTTCAGGAGTTGCAACATCAGTAGCTAATAGCGTAAATGTGCTGCCATCGTACTTGTACAACTCAACATAAAAAGATGGCGTGCCACCACTTGACGAAGCACTAAAATAAAGTTCAAGGTTAAAGTTTCCACCCGGCACCAATAGCACATTTGGATCATTAGCGTCCGTAATGAATTGAGCAATCAATCCGTTGCCTTGCGCATTTGTTCGTGTAAAATCCGTGCCTGCACCAAACACTGCTGTCTTGCTCATTTGGTAGTAGGTGCTGCCACCTATTGTACCCTGATTAATTGAGCCATTGAGATAGTAGCTAACCGATGAGCCGCCACCACCCGTTGTTGGAAAGTTAGCGAGTTGACCATCACCTCGCACGTATTGCGTCGCAAGACCTGCACCTGTTATTGCAAGTGTGCCTGCTGTGGTAATTGGTGAACCTGTTACGCTGAATGCTGAAGGTACGGTAAGACCTACCGATGTGACCGTGCCGCCCGTTGCAGGTGTAGTATTAACCCATTCTGTTCCGTTGTAAGATAGCACCTGTCCATTCGATGGTGTAGGTGCATTAACATCCGTTAAGCTGTCAAGCGTGGTAGGTATGGTTGGTTTGTTCAGTATCTGAGCAACGCCACTTACAGCATTCCAATCGCTGTTCACTTGAGCAGCAGGGATGGTAGGCTTGTTTAGGATTTCAGCTACACCACTTACGGCGTTCCAGTCTGAGTTGACTTGTGCCGCAGGAATAGTGGGGAAGGTTTGCAATGCACCCGCACCTGTAATATACTGCGATGCATTACCCGCCGCTGTGATTGCCAAAGTTCCCGATGTGGTAACTGGTGACCCGCTAACATTGAACGCAGCAGGTGCAGTAAGTGCAACACTCGTGACCGTACCCGAACCTTCACCGCCCGTTGCATCAATAGTCACACTACCATCACCGTTGTCAGTGATTGTAATATTATCACCTGCAACAAGGTCGAGTTCGCTCTGCACTACGTTGTTCACGTTGTTGACCTGAAGAAGCAAACCAATAGGCGAACCACTGCCGCCCGTGCTTTCACCACCAACAGCCCATACAGCAGGGATATCACACGCACTCCAGTCCCACGGAACTTCAAGCTTGATGGTAAAGGCAACACCAGTAACCGTGTTCTTTTGTTCCTCCATGAATGGCTCAAATACCACATCGCCTATCATCTGAACATTGAAGCCAAACAAGGTTAGACCGTTAGTGATTTCAGCTATAAGGTCTTGACCTAATCGCACGCAATCGCTAATCACCTCACGCTGGTATTCAGCCTTTGTTTCCTTGTCACGTGGTATATCCGCAAACATGATATGAAAGCCGAACTGCATTGCACCTTTGGTAGGCTCAATCGTATCGGGCGTTACGTGCATGAACGGGTACTGGTCATCGTTCAGTTGATCACTAAGGTCAATCTGTCCATGCGTAAAGCGTTTGATAAGTAGATGCCCGGCAGCAAATGCCTCAAAGCGGTTTATCAAAACGTTGTAACTATAATTGTACGTACTCATTATCTGTTGCGTTTTCTCATTTCTACTTTCTGCGTGTACACGTAATCTGCTAAGTAAGTCAGATGCGTAAACACTTCGAATGCATTGCGCTCTGTCACTGCGTCAAACTTTGTTATATCTCTATCTGCAAGGCTTTCGATGATATGGAACCAACCATACACCGCTAAGCCTTCAGGTGTTGTTACTTCATCTCCTTCACTATCTCCGTTATCTCCCTTGCCAAATATTCGAGGGAACTGTTGTACAGCTCGATTTCTAAACTCGAAAAAAAAAGCAGTACGTTCAGTACATGGTCAAGGGTTAGTTCCTTTATTGCATCGGCATACTTGCGCTTTGCATCGGTCTTGTATGGCTCGATATCGTAATACTGCCCGAACTTCGCTTTAACGGGTCGGTATAGTATGCACATTAGTTTGTGCGCTGCCTCTCCGTTTATGATGCCGTCCTTGTATAGGTTAGCACATGCGCTGTCAAGGTCTACGTATTCACCGAAGGTCATTTCCTGAAGGTTAGGAATAAACCCTAACTCAATTGCACCAACACGCACCTTGCGTTCAAAGTCGTTACCGCCTAACTTAATCGCTGCCTCAAAGCGCATGATGATTTCATCAATTACTGGCATCTGAAGTAGCTTGATGCTTTCGCTGCTTTTGCCCGTGATGATACGCACCTGCTCAACCTTATCGACCGCATTCTGGTAGTCGATGTACTTGCCAAGTGTTACACCCTTTGCATTAGCTGCTATGCTGAACTTAACTTTCATGTTCTATTGTATTGTAGTTTTTGCTTCCTTTTTGTTACAAGTCTGAATGCACCTGAATAACTACGGGTGCTTTCTCATCACCTGCGTGCGTGACACGGGCTTGTTTTGGTTTGAAGTATTCGAGCAGCGCAGTGTAGTGTTTGATGTATTCTTCATCCTCCATATCGTTCATGATGCGCATGCATTTAGCTGCGCCTTGTGTGGTGAACCATTCGCCTAACTCATTCCACATCTTGACCTTTTCGCTTACTGTACCAACGGGCCTGCCGTTTGGATTTCCTGATTTTCCTTTCTCAAACATTTTGTTACGATTTGATAAAAACAATTTACTTCTTATCGTATTGAACGATGCACACCGCAATACGTTGCTGGCTATCCGGGTATTCTGCTTTCGTCTTTGCATCACTCATGCAGCGTGCGATAAATGCGCTCTTTGATTCGTCTGATGTTGGTGTTGGTAATGGCATGGTATTATTTATTTGGTTTCTATTTTTCCAAGTTGCCTTCTGAACTCTGTAATAAGGTCACGTATGCACGATGCACATCCTGATGGCTGCTCATGCTTACCCGTTACCTTGCTGAACCAATAGTACAAAAGTTTGAGGTCTTCAGGTTCAATCTTATTTGCCTTATGGATGCGGCGAATAAACTCATCCAGTGCCGCAATTTCGTTTTGTTTCCAATCAAGCGCAAACCATTTGTGTGCAGGGCATGATGTAAAACGGAACTTAACCTTTAAGGGCATGAAGCAGCCGCAAAGCTTTATCTTTTCCTTGTAATAGGTTACGCTGTTTTCTTCGGGATCTACCTCAGTACCGGCACCAACGATAAGCGTGCCGCATGATGAAGTTGATTCAACGAAGAACTTACATTTTTTGCAAGTGTTCAGCCTCTCTCGCTGTATGTGCAATGGCACGTTGAAGTTTAACATATTCTCTGATTCTTTTTAATGCTCTGTGTATTGATTGCCGCAAGTAGTTGTAGGGTATCCCCGTTTCTCTGCTCAGTTCTTTGTAATCAAAGTCGGGTTTTGAGTAAAGACGCAGCAAGATGCTATCGTATTCACTTAGTCTACCAATTGCGCTGTACAAATATTCACCATCTATGAATGCACCTATCCACGTTTCATCTTGTTTGCGGTCTTCTACCTGCTTTTCTATGTGCAGTTCATAGTACTTGCGGTACTTTACTGCGTAGTCGCTGCGGTTGCTGTGCCATGATAGCCACAATGCACGGTTTACATACTGCTCAATCTTACCGCCACACACAATATCTACCACATCCTGTTCAGGTCTATCCATTAGCCGGGCAAGTACCTCGTGTAATAGATCACTTGCCTTTGTTTTGTCGTGAGTTAGCCCCGTGGCCTTGTTTAGCCATTCGCCGTAATGCTTTGATATGTGGCTACTTACGCAGTGATTCAAAAATAAATGTTAAATTTTGGTGTAAAAAGTTGCACACATGGAAAACAGGTGTATATTTGTACACGTCAAAGGTAATCAATCTAAAACAAAAACAATATGTCAGGAATCACAAGTTACAAATGCCTTCACTGCGACTGGAGGGAGTACTATTACAACGAGGTAATGGATGCAGCTAAAGTATTATCAGATGCATACAACGTAAAAGAGAATGAAGAAACGTGTTGGGAAGACTTCATTGACGATGCAATCGAAGAACTATCTACCAACAAAAACGTTCACATCGAATGTGACTACTGCCACGACCATAACGACTAATTATTAATCTTTAAAATCAAATACAATGAGCACAATTGAAATCATCCACGAGGAAACAAGAGAGGTTGGCAAAACCGAAATCAAATTGCCATTCTATTACGCAGCAGGTAAGTTCAGCAAACACTACTGCTGCTTTACTGAAGAAGGTAAGTTGGTGCAAGTGTTCTACAACACCGTTGGTGTGAACATGGACACGTACCAATATGACCTTGAAGATATCGGGCGCAGGATTCAAAAGGATATGCTCGATGATCTATACGCACCTATCGAAGAGTCAGTGTTCCAACATCACTTCAGCGCAGCGCATCGTGAGATGTTCTATGCACTCAATCACCAACTACGACCAAAGGCATGAGAAAACAGAATCAACTGAATGGGTTGATTGCACGCACGGTGGGGAGCAAAGCCGCTCTCCTTCGTGCTATGCAAAGAAGCAACACACCAATAGTCAAGAAAACCTTGCACAACTGGTGTGCCGACCCGGGCAGCATTAAGCTACGACAGCTAATGAACCTTAGTCAAGTCATGCAGCTGCCACTATGCGAAATCATTAATACAATAACTATCAAAAACGAAGGCGATGAATAGAACAAGAAGAGAACAACTACCCACACGCAGCGACATCCTGCACATCATTAAGCGATGGGATAAGGTACCATTCCAAACGTTGCGAATGGAACTGAATGTTAGTACACCAAAGCTTATGAAGTGGTCGAAGCTAATCTTTGACAATAACAGCAAGGAGCAACGATGGAAGGAAATAGAAGATAACTTGAATCAGATGGAGATGGTGGACTCGTTTGAACCTAACATGGCAAGTGAGTATGATATTCACGATGTACATAGTGTGTACGGAAGGAACTTCTACGTCATTAAGCGCAAGCTTGTCAATGAAAGCAGGCAGTGCTACATGGTTACACTCAACCATTCATTCAACTACCTTGTGCGGTTTGATATTCCAGTGCTAAAACACACGATTGAGTTTTGCCCCGTATCGGTTGGTTGTGATTACGAGGTACACCCCGTAGGGCAGTGGGAGTTTCAGCAGCTTCAGCACGATGTACCCGTGGTAGATATTATTGCCGATGATCAATACGTTGGTGCATTTTGGTTAGCTATGAGTAACATGTTAGAACACGCAGCGCATGAAGCATGAAGAAAGTAAGATACAGCAGCGATGTGTTGAGTGGTTTAGGTATTCCTTCCCACGCACATTGATTGCTTCCTTCCCTAATGGTGTATTCATCGGAGGTACTCCAGTGCAAAGGGCTAAACGTTGGAACATATTGAAAGCGGAAGGAGCAATGCCCGGCATGCCCGATTTGATGATATGCATTCCATCAGGTTCATACCATGCGCTGTTTATCGAGATGAAAACCGAGAAGGGTAAACTTTCAGACACGCAAAAAATCGTTCACGCACAACTTATCAACGCAGGATATTGCGTGAAAGTGTGCAGGTCATTTGAAGAATTCACGCAAACAATTAAAACATATTTAGAGAAATGAGATATGAAGAACCCGAATGCGATACAAGCAACAGCAAAATACTATTGATACTAGCAGTAGGTGCGATGGTAGGCTTTATGATCGCTACAATTATTTGGAAGTAGAGATAGTTTGACTATCTTTGCTAAGCGTACCCTTATGAAAAACATTTCAAATCCCATCTTCACTGCATTGCCATAAGCCATTCGGCAGAGGGTACGCCTTTGCATGTGAAGGTGGGTATTTTATTTCTTAACCATGATGGATGCATTAGCATTGCGTGAAAACGCACAGGCGCAATTAGCGCAAATCAAAACACTTGAATCGGGTGTTGATTATCTTAACAAAGTCAAAGCAATTGAAGTATGGGCGAAGGCAGAAAAGAAAGATGCCGAGCTGCAAAACATGATAGCTGAGCAAAAGATACGCACGCAGCGAATCTTGGGGCAGCTGTTGAAGGAAAGTCAGATTAGTAAAAATACAGGTGCTGTAAAAGGTAATCAGTATACTGGTAATTTGGACTTAGTAGACAAACACGACCAAGTCCAATTGAAAGATTTAGGCATTTCAAAAGACCAAAGCAGCGCATTCCAAAAGATTGCAGCACTCCCGGAAGAAGTATTCGAACGCGAGATAGCAGTGGCAAAAGAGGAAAGCGAAAAGCGTGTTGAACTTACAACCAGCCGCGTGTTGTTTGCTGCTAAGGAATACGAACAGCAAAAGAAAAAAGAGCAGCACAAGCAAGATGTGATGGGTAAACGTGTGCAAAATGTTTTTGAAGATAGTTTTGTAAATGGAGATTGTCTTGCCGTCTTAGAAACTTTACCAAACAATTCTATTGATATTGTTATTACTGATCCACCGTACGGCATTTCATACAAATCAAATCGCTCAAAGTTTGATGATGCAATTACAAAGCGTGGTTTATTAAATGATGGTGCAGATGAAGCTTTTACATTGCTGGATAAAACATGTGAAGTATTAAGTCGCAAGTGCGCTGAGAATAGTCATTTGTATTTTTTTTGTAGCTGGTCTGTATTTAGTCAGTTTGAAAAAATCATATCAGAATACTTTACTATAAAGACACCGATTGTTTGGGATAAGGGTAATAAAGGCAGCGGTGATTTAGAGAATGATTGGGGCAATCAAACAGAAATAATTATTTTCTGCATTCAAGGTAAAAAGACTATCAATTACCGGCGTGGTAATATAGTTAGCGTACCACGTTTGCACAGCAGCAAGATGGTTCATCCAACGCAAAAACCGATTGAACTAATCAATGAACTACTGGATGTAAGTTATTTCAAAGGTGATTTTGTTGTTGATCCATTTATGGGCTCTGGTGCAACCATTCATGCCTGCAATATCAAATCTATTCGTGCATTAGGTATTGAATTAGATAATGAAATGTTTGAAATCGCTAAATCCTACAATCATGAATAATGTTCGTGCCTTAGAAACAAAATACCATACAGAAATTGGCTTTCATTTGCGTAAAGCTTTACGTGGATTCCACGAAAGATATGCTATCATAAAACCATCAACAGAATATCAAGATGGTAATTATGCTTTTGATTTAGTGTATCAACTAAATTTAATAATATCTGTGCGCATAAGACAACATAAATACATAAAGTACAGAGATATGACAATAAGATATAAAAGCAAAAATGGTGGTATAACTGAATTTGAAAAAATCAAAAATGGTTATGCGAAAATTTATTTGTATGCGTATGAATCAGAAGACCGTGATAGTTTTGTTAAAGTGCGTATTGTAGACGTTGATGCTATTAGAAAATTAATAGCTCAAGAAAGATATTCAATTTACAAAAATGATGACGGAACTGAATTAGCTGCTTTTCGTTTTTCAGATATTGCTACTTTTGGCGGCGCAATCTATCAATACGACTAAAACAATTACATCATGGCACAAGACCCAGCATTCCTTTTTTATTCATCGGATTTTTTATCCGGCGTGCAAGACCTGACTATGGAAGAGCGTGGTCAATACATTACGTTGCTTTGCTTGCAGCATCAGAAAGGTCATCTTACCGAAAAGATGATACGGCTATGCTGCGGCAATGCCACGGCAGATGTGTTGGCAAAATTTCGGCAGGATGAAAACGGTCTTTTTTTTAATGAACGTCTGAAAATAGAAGTCGGTAAGCGTAAGGCACATGCTGAGAAGCAACGCACACGTGCTATTGATGGATGGAAAAAAAGAAAAAATCAAATATCTGATACTGATGCCACGGCATATGCCACGGCAATGCCTTTAGAAAATGAAAATAGAAATGAAAATGAAATTATAGTTGAAGATGCAAATCAAAAAAAAGTAACACGCAAAAAGTTTGTGAAGCCAGAAGAGCATGAAGTGTATAACTTAATGGGTGAATTGAGTGCTGCTGGTAAAAACTTTATGACCGAAGAAAGGTTGGTTAATTTCGCACGCACTTTCATGGATCACTATAATTCTAATGGTTGGGTGGTTGGTAAAACACCAATGAAGGATTGGCAAAGTACAGTACGCAACTGGATGCGTAAGGAATGGGATAAAATTAAAAATCAAAAATCATATGGCAAACAATCAAATTCAACAGCAGACAGCATTGCAAAAGCTAATGCACTTTTCGCCGAAGCAGTCGCTATCAGTAACGCACGCAATGCAGCAAGACAAGATATCTCTACTTCGTAAACTTGACAGGCAAACGACTAAGGTTAAAATTATGCAGCTGGTTACACGCTGTACCCAACTGCTGAACGTACAGAACAACATGAACGCAATGCAGATTGAGTTCTGTGCTGAAAACATAATGGAGCAAATGTGGATGTACAGCCTTGAAGATGTGCAGCTGTGTTTAGATCGTGGTGCTATTGGTGCGTATGGTACGATATACAACCGCATCGACCCGGCAACAGTACTTGCATGGTTTCCGCTATACGACCAAGAAAGGCAAGTGGTAAGCAAGTCTATCAACGATAGTGAAAAGCAAAGCAACAACATCTACGAAATGTTCCAACACCCGCAGGTGGTGGATGCTATCCATCAGGCAGCGGATAAGTTGAAGATGCATGAAGCTCCAGTGCAGGAAGCAAAGCGCAGCAATCCACCGCAGATTGAAATAGCATTGATGCGGGAGTACGATGACCTGCCAGCGTGGGACAATGACTTGCGCTTTCGTGTGTACAAGAACAAGCCGTATCAATTTACTGAGTACAGAAAGGAACGGTATAAGGAACTAATCGAAAACCAAAATGAATATTGATGAAATACGATCAACATAAAGAAGTCGAGCTGCTACGCAAGTTGTTTATATTAACAGCTAAGCGCAGCATGCGCCCTGCCATGAGCGATAATATCGCAATGCGCCTTATCTTTGAAGAGTTACATTTACTAACTGACAAAGATGAATATAAGCTATGACAATAGGTGAATTGTGGGATAAGCTTGCGCAGTACCCGGATGATGTTGAAGTGTACGTTGGCTTTGTCAACGGGCACAGCATCGACCACGAATGGTTTGAAGTAGTGGAAACAACAGACTTCAACGGCAAGACCACAATAAGCCTCATGGTAGACGATATAGCAATAATACACAATTAATACAATGAGTAACTATCAAATGCAAGAGGGTCAGTTCACCCTATTCAAGAACAACAACGTGGCTAACAACGGGCCGCAGTACACTGGTGAAATCATGGTCAATGGAAAGAAGATGCGCCTTGCTGCGTGGGTAAAGGAAGGCAAGAACGGAAAGTTCTTTTCAGGTAAGATGAGCGAACCATTGCAATCGACTTCCCGACCTCAGGAAAACGATGCACAAGGCACGGGCGATTTGCCGTTCTAATGATTGAGTACCTACCGAAACAAAAAGAAGCATTGCGTGTGCTGGGTAATTCACACCCGGCACGTGTGGTGCTATTCGGAGGTGCAGCAGGTGGCTCAAAATCTTTTATCGGTTGTGCATGGCAAATAAGCCGCAGATTCAAGTATCCTGGTACTCGTGGGTTGATAGGTCGAAGCAAATTAGATACGCTAAAGAAGACCACACTCAAAACGTTTTTCGAAGTAGCGCACATGTTAGGCTTAGCACCTAACGAACACTACACCATCAACAACCAAACGAACGTAATCACGTTTAGCAATGGCAGCGAGATAATCCTAAAAGACTTGTTTGCCTATCCAAGTGATCCCGAATTTCATGCGCTCGGTGGTTTGGAATTGACTGATGCATACGTAGATGAAAGCGCACAAGTTAGCAAACGAGCAATCGATATACTCCAGTCCCGTATTCGTTTCAAGCTTACGCATTACGACCTTAAACCAAAGATGCTGCTCACGTGCAATCCATCGAAGGGATGGTTATACAACGAGTTCTATTCACCATTCAAAGCAGATAATCTGCCGCAGCATCTTGCGTTTATTCCATCACTCCCTACCGACAATCCACACCTGCCCGAATCGTATCTTGAAACATTGCGCATGCTGCCCGAAGTAGATAGGCGAAGGCTGCTTGATGGAGATTGGGAGTATGATGAAAGCGTAGACAACCTTTACCAATACGATGACCTTGTGCGTTGCTTCCGGGATGAAGAAAGCAAAGGTGAAAAGTACATCAGTGCGGATATTGCACGCCTTGGAAAAGACCGTAGTGTAATATGCGTATGGCATGGATTGCATTTGATGGAGATACACGAGCTGCGCAAGCAACCAATCACAACAGTTGTTTCTACCATACGCCAGTTATGCGATAGGCATAGTATCAAACTAAGCAACGTGATCTGTGATGAAGATGGTGTAGGTGGTGGTGTGGTAGATAGCCTGAAGTGTCGAGGCTTTCTCAATGGTGGGCGTGCTAAGCAAGCGGATAGATATACCAATCAAAAGGCTGAGTGCTATTTCAAGCTTGCAGAATTAATCGAGCAAAACAAAGTAATCTTCAAAGTGAATCAGTTCCGGGATGTGATAGTGCAGGAACTGGATATGATACGCCGTAGGCAACCTGAAGCCGATGGCAAACTCGCTGTGATAAGCAAAGAGGAAATAGCACGCATGCATGGCAAGTCGCCTGACTACGCTGATGCCATTATGATGCGCATGTACTTCGAACTATTCCCGAACTACGGCAGCTATTCGTGGGCGTAAGTTATTGATTCTCAATTGTACGTTTGTTAAAATTTGTTAAAATTGCATGTTGCCCATTGCATGGTGTAAAAAGTTACATATCTTTGACCCATCAAACAACAACAAAAACACAAAGCCATGACAAACACAGTAAACTTTGAAAGCATCAACAACGAAATCGTAGCATTGATTAACAACGAAAACTTTCGTAAGACTTGCGCTGAAACAGCTAAGAAAATCGGAATCACTGCACAGGAATGGAACGCAAACAAAGTAAACATTCTTTACATGTGGGCATCACAAGTAGTGTGCAATAAGTAAAACAAAACGAGGGGTGCGGCTCATCAACGCACATTAACTTCAAAAAATCAAAACTATGAAAGCAAGCAAAGTCATTAAGTACATCGTTTACACCGCAATCGTTTTAGCAATTCTTAACTATTGTCAAGAGTTAAATGATTGCCTTATGCGTTATTAATTCGTATCTTTAAATCCTAAATCAATAACAACATGAACAGTTTTCACAAAGACAATTTAGAAGCATTGCAGAAGTTTCAGCAAATGCTCAACGCCGCACCTGATAAAGACGGCATCGAAAAGACACCCGATGGTAAAGCGGTTACGCTGGTAGTATCACACGTTGAAACCACACTCGATGAAATGTTCTTCGGACACTGGAGAACAGAGAACTTCAAGTGGGAGCGTATGGCTAACGAGGTAGTGGGTAGCCTCGACCTTGTAGTGATCCATCCGATTACCGGGTATGAGTTACGCCGCACGGGTGCAGGGTCAATCGTCATCATGGTAGACAAAGTACCCAGTGCATTAGCAGCCGACCCCGTAGAGCGCAATAGATGGGCATTAAACGCAGATAACAAAAAGCCAAACGCCTTAGACCTTGCATTCCCTAAACTCAAAACAGAGTGCCTTAAAAACGCTGCTGTGTCATTTGGTAAGTTGTTAGGGCGTGACCTTAACCGCAAGAACGCAGATGTGTACAAGCCATTCAAGTTGAAAGGTTCGTTGAACTCATCGAATAAGGATGTGCAATATTTGCACGAGCTTATCGAGAAAGCACAAAGCCTTGACGATTTGGATATCATTCTTCAGGCATGCCCGCAGGAATTCTTTGCCGACATTGAAAAGTTAGCAAATGTTAAAAAGCAACAACTGAGTGGATTGTTGTAGTATCTTCGAACCATCAATCAAGTAGTTCGGAAATTCCGAACAGTTCAAATCAAATAACAAAAACAAATGGAACCAACACTATTCAGAGCATCGCAGCTTGGTAAGCTTATGACCGATGCACGCACCAAATCAGGACTATCAGAAACCTGCAAAAGCGCACTGCTTGAAATCTACATCCAACAGAAGTACAAGCGATACAAAGAGATTAGCAACAAGTACATCGAGAAAGGTGTTGCAGTTGAGAATGATTCAATCGATATGTGGCGCAGAGAGCGCAAGCAAATCGTATTCAAAAACGAGCAGATGTTCACCAATGACTACATCAAAGGCACGCCTGATTTGCTTATCAAAGATGGTGGCGTTGTGGTGAACGTCCCGGATATCAAATCGTCATGGGACATCCACACCTTCATCGATGCAAAGGCTAACGAGTTGAGCAAAGATTACTACTGGCAAGGTCAAGCATACATGTGGCTAACGGGCGCAACTACTGCAACCTTTTGCTTTGTGCTTGTGAACGCACCGCTGCAAATGATAGACGATGAAAAGTACCGTCTTGCACGCAGGATGAACCTTATTGATCCACAAGGCAACGATGAGTTCATCAAGAAAGCACAGCGCATAGAAAAGAATATGATTTACGATATGCCTACCTTCCTTGCAGAAAATCCACACGCTAACCTTGAAAGTGATTTGGCGAATTGGGAATACGATATACCAGTGCAGGAACGCATCCACGAAAAGGTGGTGGAGTTTGATGAGGCAGCAATCGCAAAGCTTCAGGAGCGTGTACCAATGTGGCGTGAATATCTTAATACCTTAGCACTATGAGCGAATTAACATTACTACAAAAGGCAATGCGAGTTGTCGAAGAACATGAACCAAGTTTGTTTGATGTTCACACTAACAAGGGCAGGGATTTTATTCGTGCCATGTCTGAATTACTTAATGTGGAACGTGAGCAAATGAAAGCACCGCAATGTAAAGAGGGAGTTGGAACAACAGTAATATATAATCCTGCAACAGGTAAAACATACAAGCCACTATGAAAGCAAAAGACAAGGCATGGCAACTGTACTCGAACTATTTTGATATAGTCGAAGGTGAATCGCAGGAAGGCCAATTAGCACAGGTGCATTTCAAAGCAATCAACTGCGCGTTGTATTGCGTAGATGAAGCACTGGCAAACGCACCTGATGACATCGTGAATGACTTCGAAGGTACCGGGGAATACTACTCGGTCAAGGCGTACTACTTGCACGTAAAAAACGAAATACTGAAACTCAATGCCCAAAAGAAAGTTACTACCGCTTGATGATTTACGGCAGGAACGTGTTGTTCTATTGAGCATGTACGCTAATGCAAAAACAAAGTACATTAAAGATAATGTATACAATAAAATCAAAGCCGTAAACAAAGACCTATTTACAATAACCAAAGACACAAAGTATCTATGAAAGCAACACTAACATTTGAATTGAATAAAGACCAACACGCATTTGATTGCGCTGTCAATGGTGTAAAGTATTTTGATATGATTGCAGATGTGTTAGAATACATGGGCAATATGGAAAAGCATGAAGAACTAACAGCAGAAGAATACAAGATGCTTGGTCGCATCCGGGACTGGATGCACAACGCATTACATGATGAAGGTTTAACAGGTAGGTTTTAATTACTGCTGCACCTTGCGATAGCCATGCTTCCACAGGAACCTACCCAGTGCCTCACCTTCAGCATCCACCTTCTCTTCGCTCCACTCAGGTTGAATGTGATGAAGATACTCATGGATTAACACGATAAGGTAGCGCATAGGTGGTAGCGTTGGGTCAATCTCAATGACGTTATCGCAGTACAAACCATCCGCACGTTCACGGCCTAACTTGCGATGTACAACTTTTGGATGTGGCTTGCGTTTCATTGTGCTATATTTACAACGGTTTTGTGTGTAATCAATACACCGTCTTTAAATTGTTTTTTGTTATTTGATTGAGGAAAGACCCTGCAACGGTGGGGTCTTTTCATTTATCGAATCTTGCCATTGACGATGCGGTAGTTGTTCACCTCAAACTCACCAGTGTCCATAACCCGCACGTGTGCAAATCCGTGGTGGTGTTTGTTAATGGGCATGTAATCGGGGTGTAATTCGCATAGGCACGCCACACTCCAGCATGTTGTTAGCTTGCCATTTATATTCGGCTCAGTGTGTTCACTTGCCTGATGATGGTGTCCGCACAATGCGCTGTCCTTTGCACGCAAGAACAAACCACGTGCGATGTTTACGGGACTAAATACCGATGCACCTAACTCATGCCCGTGTAAGATGGTCAACTTACCTGCGTGTATTATCTGCTTATCCGGGATGAACGTAATGTTTAACTCATCAAGCTTCATCAAACTCTCAAAGCTAAACTCATTCATGCCCAAAAGGTCAGGTGCATTCCGCATGATGTAGTGATCATAACGCACATCGTGATTGCCACACTTGTAATAGATGGCAGCATTTGGGAATAGCTTGCGTAGTGTTTGCAGGAACTGCCTTGTCATCAATACCTCATGCCCGAAGTTGCGTTTGCGTGGGTCTTTCTCAAAGCGACTAATAGCATAGAAGTCTATGATATCCCCATTGAGCAGGATAGTATTCACGTCATTCTCCAGTCCATACTTCAATGCCAGTGTCAATGCCTGAATGTTATGGTATGGCACGTGAATATCCGACAGCAACAAGATGTTGTTGTGGTTAATCGGTAGCTTATAAGGTTTGTAGTTTGCTTCCTGCGATGGTGGCAGGTCAAGTGGATTAGATTCCGATGGTGCAAGCTCATCAAGTATGCTGCTAAATCCGTTTAGCTTTGTTTCAAGCTGCTGAAGTTTACCCGGTGCGTATGCAACCTGCTGCTGCACGATTGCTTTTTCAGGGTTGTTTCTTTGCCTTTGCCGCCACGCAACGTACATACGTTGAAAACCTTTGAAGGTCATGGTGATGTTGTGGCGTTGCATCGCTTGACGGATGCGCTCATTCAGTACACCTTCCTGATTTTGAATCTCAAGATATACATGAAGGTATTTAGCTTTAGTCATGAGGCGGTTATTTGCCCCGCAAGTACCCTGTCAATTCTGCGAGGTTGTTCGATATCTGAATGTTCTGAGTAGCTATGGTGTCTATCTTACTTTCGAGCTTATCGATAGCCTTGTTTTGTTCTTCTTTCATAGCGGTCAGTTTAGTATTGAATTCTTCTTTGGTATCCTTAATCGATTCAGCAAGCATGGTAACTTCCCTTTTGTGATATGATTCAACGGTCTTTAGTGATGTGCTAACCTTTACCACATCCCTTTTCAATGCGTAGTACAAACCCGTGAGTGATATTGCACCACCGACTATGGTCACTAAATCTCTTGGTTGAAAGTCCATTTTATAACAGTGTAAAATATATAGTAGAAAAAGCTATGGCAGTTATTCCAAATGTTAGTGCAGTGTTGGAAAATATTAACCGTCTGTTGCGTTGCTTCAGTTGCTTAATCTCATCGTCTTTCTCAGCATCCAAAGCCTTTTCAATAGCCTGCTTATTGGCGTAGATAGCCTGCAATGTTTCATAACTATCTGCTTGAATGCCCGTTATCTTGGAGTAATAACCCACCTTCAGCTTCTCAAGTTGGTAAAGGCTGTCTATTTCCAAGGCAGTGCCATACCAATACAACATGCTATTGTAATTGAGATTGAAAAGTTGTAGATCGTAGGTTGTAAGTTCGGGTGTAAAATCCTGCTTTAAGTAGGCTGTCCGATTTTTTGAGCGTTGTGCGGAACTGATTGTTGGTAGCAGAAGGAGTAGCAGAAAGAATGTTGTAAGTTTCATTTCGGTAAATTTCATTGGTGATTTGTTGCTGTTGAATGATGGTGTCTTGTTCGACCTGTAGGGAATCAATCTTTTGAAATAATGAATCCATCAAAATGTTATTTGATTCGATTACCTGATATAAGCTATCATTTATTGTGTTTAGCCTATCCACAGCGGGATTGCTTATTTGACGGTTACATGATTGATAACTTGTAATAATCAAATACCAAAAAATAATACCGCCTATAAAACCTCCGATAATTTTTATATTGTAGTCTTCCCCCATCGTGTTATGTGTAAGTTTTTGGTTAGTGGGCGAATCTTATAGTACACCCCATCGCGTGTGCGACTATCTCTCATGCCCTGCTCATTGGTGTTGCCTTCAATCGTGCGCACTGAATACTTTGATACCTTGTCCACTATACCAGTGTGACCAATGCCTTTGTATCGCTTACCCTTAAATGAGTTGTAACTAAGTGTCATCACTAGCACATCCTTATCGCTGAATGCTTGTAAGAATTTGCCATCTGTAAAGATTACATCGTTGCGATTGTATGCAGTAGGTGACCAACCTGTGATGGTGTTAGGTATGCCGCACTCGTTGAGCATAGCCATGACAAAGAATGAACACCACGCATAGCCGGGTTTCCACCCTTCCTGCTTCATAAGAACATGCAGAGCCTTGTCATTAAAGCCCATGTTATTGCCGCCTTTCTCCTTTATACCCACAAACGCAGCTGAGGTTACCCTTACGCAGTAACCGTCATCAGCATGTGTAAGATATACAGGTATGCAGCAAAGTAGAACGCATATAAGAGCAGGTATAAGACAACCTTTTGCCATGTGGTTAGATAGGTATTTATTTCATACTTGACTTCCTTGTTATATATCTCCTTTTGCAATGCCCGAAAATTGAATCTGATGCCCAAAAAAACAACGAAATTGGCAAAGACCATAACAAGTGCAGCAAGTATAACAAATTGAATATACTCCGTACTTATTAGCGCATCACCAAAGTAGGCAACGGATACCGTACCCGATACAGCAAACAGCAAAAAGGCAAGTGGTATCGACCAGAATCCATCGAATAGTTCAAGCTTGTAACGTAGCTTCTTAAAGTCTACGCCTTCAGGCTTATTTGGTTGTGGGTTTGGCTGCTTCTTTGTTGCCATTTGCACGTAGTTTTAGTGACAACTCACGCTCATACTTGCGTAAGCGTTCGGTGTAATCTTGTTTCAGTGTCTTCTTTTCACTCATGGTATGCGATTGATAATGTTACGTGAGTAGGTAGGACGAAAGGATGTGGATGTATTGCCTGTGCTGAACTGGTAGTTGAGCGTGTTAGTCACATCTGTTCGTGGTGATCTATCAGGCCATTGCGCAGTTGAGTATTCCGGGAACAAACTTGTGTTTGCACATAGGTAATCAACGAGCAAAGTGGTGTAATGCTCTGCGTTTTGCCTTGCACGGTCAATCATGTCCTTCATAACCACATCCGACACGGGTACGGTGTCCTCAGATTGACGTTGTACCAGCGTGCCATTGTCCATGCGGTAACAAAGGTTAGGCGTAACATCTACCATCACCCACCAAAGCAACATCTTTTGGATGTAATCCTCAAGTAGTATCTGATAGTTACCCGCAATGGTGTTATTTGCTACATCGGTCTTAATCTTGTTGAGCAAGTCAGTACCAAGAAATGGTAACAGCCACTTATCCTGTGCAAGATATACCGATGGATAGAGTATGTTCGGGTCAACACTACCATTTACGGTGGTGTATTTCTTTATGTAGTTCTCTGATATTAAAAGTACTTCTGCCATAGTTGTAATTATTGATTGCCGTAAATAGGATTGGTTGGTAAGAAGCCACGATTGGGCATGTCTTCTGGTAGCTGTGCTACGTATAACGGATTGCGTACTTTATAACCCATGCGTTCAGCTAATGCCACAGCGATACGTTTAGCATCAGGGTCATTAGGGTTAATCTTCGCACCTTTCGCATCAATGAACACCCTTTTTTCAAAGAAATGTTTGCAGTTCCCGCCGCCCTTAAACCTTTTAATGTCGTAAAAATCAGACCCATTAGGGCCCCATCCGGGATTTACATCAACAAACTCCATTGCCTCAATATCTTCCATGCGGTAGAGTTTGCCTGCCTCAAGCATCTTGCGACAGAATGGGCGCATATTATCATGCCTAAACTCACCTGCGTAAACGTAACGAGTAATAAAGTATTTGCCATCGACAATAGCATCTTGCCTACTCTTTGCGCCTGGTCTTGCCGCCCCCGTACGCACCGCAAACTCGTGTTCAATTTCTTCATCTGCGTTGTATGCATCAATCAATATCCAGTCTTCAGATGCATCTTCACCTAATGCAATCAATGCATCTCCTGCTGTGCTATCATCTTTTTTTTTTAACTCAACACTCGATTGAATCACTTCAGTTGGTTGTAGTGTGCCGGGTAACACATCAGCAAATATTGCATCGACCGTTGCAGCAGGCAATGTTGGGAATGCAGCTTGCACGATTGCCTTAGCACTTGACACTGGCACAGCACCCGCTGCACTTTGCATCACAATATCTACAAGCGATGTAATCTGCGCACCATTCAAGGCAGTAGCAGCAACATCGGCAGTAGTTCCGCCCGTTGTATCTGCAATAACTTCCGCTTCTTCAACAGCAAGTGGTGTGTTAGGTACAATCTCAAAGGTTACACCCGGCAATTGATTGCTGAGTAGTTCTTCAATGCTATGGTTAATCATAGCCTGATACGGCTCAATCACTTGCTTATTGAATATCTCAAGACCCGTAGCCATCTCATCTTTGTTGCTACCAAATCCTGATGTTTCTCTGATACCAAAAAGCAGCGGAGTAGTAACACGGTGTGCAGTAATAATTTTTTGCTGTGCGGTAGTATCCATCAGTTGATACTGCTTGTCCGCATCGTTTACGGGGAATGGTGTAATCTCAGTCTTTGGTTGATCACGTTCGTTGAAGAACATAACCACCTTGCCTGCATTACGTGCGCCACTCATCTTGTTCTCCCAGTCCATCATCATTTGCTGCTTCTGCTCAGGCGTTGCCTGCCCGTTGTAGAAGTTGATGATAGTAGAAGGGAAAAGACCGTTGCTTATTTGGTTGATATGGAAGATTGAAATCTGCTTATCTAACTCAATGTAGTTGATAGCAGACCAATAGTCAGGGCGTGGGTAGGAATCACTACCAGTGTATGTGAAGCACCAATAGATTTGGCGTGGTTCTTCAGTACGTGTAAGGTAGTTGTACTTAGGTATGAATTCAGGCGTGTTCTTCTTCTTTCGAATGTTCGACCAATCGTAGCTATGGAAGATACCAATCTCGCTTTCGTCTTCTTGACTGATTGCAATACGGCACTCTTCAAATGGTATAGCGTTTAGCTTGCTTATCACCGTGCGGTCGTTGCTCCAAATAACTTCAATGAAGAAACCGCCAAACAACTTTAAATCCTTTGCACAAGCGTAGGTCAAAGTATCCACATTAAGTGCATCGAGTTCAGCCTGATATTGCTCAGACTGTATACCCTTACCCGCAATCATATCACCAATTGCCACAACGAGAGAACCATGCACTGGTGATTCGTGTGATAGGTCACGCAGGTACTGCGGGAAATCGTTTTGGTCACCGTAGTTTACCCACCCTTTGCGGTCTACTTTCTCTGCATCGCTCTTAGCTACGTATTCACTAAGCTTCAAGGATACTATATTCGATTCGTTATGGCTCATATATTATATCGTTTGGTATGGTATTGATAGGTACATCAAACCAACTTGTATTGTCATTTAAAACAGCATACCCACGCTCCACAATACCAACAACAGCAGCGTTTGTCGGATTAGTATTAGATGGAGAATTTTGGCCGTACACTTCATAGCGGTATCTACCCGCCAAAGTTAAGCCAACCGTGGTAATAGTCAGATGTGTTACACGTACCGATTCACTAACAATCGTTGCAACCTGTGCAAGCTTGTTCCCGGTAGTGCTATTCTCTTCGTGTGTGAGAATAATAAGATAGTTTGTGAATGCTGTGCTGTAATACTGCCGTGCTTCATCTAATGAAAGATACACTTGTTGATTAGCAGTATTGGTATTTAAGTAGATCATTAGCCTTTTATTTAAAAAGGGGCAAGTGTAAACCTGCCCCCTTTACAATACAACAAGAACACAAACGGAAACAATTCTTAGTAAGCAGGGTTTACAGTAATACCCGGGAAGTTA